TTTTTAACGATTGTACTTGGCAACAGAAACAATCGTTTCACAAACCCTATCACAAAGTCAAAAGTACTTGGGTCCAAGGTCAGAACACCGACTGTAAACAAAAGGAGATATGATGTTCGCATCAAAATCAAAATCTATATTATGTGGAGTTATTTGCGCAGTAGCACTTTATTCTTTTCCATCAGTATCACAGGAGATAAAAGACTTAGTAGTTGAACAACAAGTAAGTGAAAATTTCAATAAAGAATTGGCTTGCTTGACCAAAAACATTTATTATGAAGCAGCACAAGAATCATATGAAGGTAAACTGGCAGTAGCTCAAGTTACCTTGAATCGTGCTAATGATCCAAATTTTCCATCCACAATTTGTGGCGTGGTATATCAAAAAACGCTAGGCACTTGCCAATTTAGTTGGACTTGCTTAAAGAATTTAGCAATTCAAAATAAATATGCATGGGAAGAATCAGAAATGGTTGCCCGCAAGGCCTTGACACAACCTGTATTGCATGATATAATTGCAAAGAACAACGTATTATACTATCATGCAGTGTATGTAAATCCTGGTTGGAGAGGCAGAGTTATAACCAAAATAGGTAACCATGTCTTTTATGCTAAAATTTAAAACAACACCATATGGTAATGAAGATGATTTTATGTTGGTGAGAACTGAAATGAAGGATCGTGGCGAGGGATTGCCACCATCTCATTCACAATGTATAATGATGAATAAAAGTGAAATTGAGGATTTAATAAAGTGCCTACTAGAGATGAAGTAAAACAGTTTAGTTTATTGATTGAACAACTTGTTGAAGATGAAAAGTTGGGTTATATGGATGCCATATGCCAACATTGCAAAGAGACAGGTTTAGAAATTGAAGTGGCTGCCACTTTGATTTCATCCAACCTCAAATCAAAAATTAAATTGGAAGCACAAGACAACAATATGTTGAAGAAAAGTGCTCGTCTGCCGATATGACGGAGAATACCGGATTTGAAGCATATGCCTTATGGAATGCTTTGAAACTACACTTCACATCCGATTCTTATGATTACTTTAAATACAATGGCAAAACCAATGTATCGAAGCAATCATTCACAACCAACAAATCAAAATACCAATTCTATAAGTTGTCTCGTAAATATGGTATTGATGAGTTAAAACAATTCTATGTGGCAAACTTCATTGAAGGTAAAGGTGACTGGATAGGTGAACTACTCCAAGATGGTGAGGAGAACTATACCAAATGGCAAAAACGGTATCAAAGCTTGACTTATACCTTTGAAAATGATATAATGTATCTGTTGGAGAAAGTTGATAGACCAGATGATTTACTTTTGGTAAAATCAAATGAGTTTCCAAAGTTGTTACAGTATTTGATGAGTGGTAGTATTTCAATTGAGACAGTCATTATTTTAGATGATATTATGAAATTTATTCCAATGTGGAATAAAGAAATTTATGATGATATTGTGTGGCCTAATTGGTTGAGAAAGATTGAAAAGTATAGGCCATTCATACAATACGATAAGAATAAATTTTTACATATTTTAAAGAAGAAGATACATGAACAAGCCTAAAATTAGTTGTATATACTTGGACATGGATGGAGTTATTGCTGACTTTGTAAAACGATACAAAGAACTCTATCGTATGGAACCAAAAGAAGCAGAAAAGAGTAAGAAGTTTGATAGTTTCTTTAATGAGTTTATTGCTACAAACCAATTTGCTACATTAGATTTAATGCCAGGTGCTATGGATGGTGTTACATTTTTGCGTAAGTTAAATGTGCCAACACAAATGCTTTCTTCTACTGCAAATGAAGCAAGATACGATGACATTTCTAAACAGAAAATGATTTGGTTACAGACACACGGTATTACATTCACTCCAAATTTTGTACCAGGTAAAAAACACAAGTACAAATATGCAGCACCAGATAAGATTATCATTGATGATACCGAATCTGTTATTGAAGATTGGAGAAAGGCCGGTGGTATCGGTATTCTTCATAAAGATTGGCCAACAACTCTGGCAATCTTGCGTTTATATGTTTGACAATGGATAAATATAATGATATACTAGCAGTTGATTATGAGAAGTTTTTGAAAATATTCCGTTTATACTCCGTTTAATAAGAAAGAAGGTAATACTATGAGTTTCGCTAATCTCAAACGCCAATCTGGCAACCTCGACAAACTAACCAAAGCAGTTGAGGCACTCTCCCAATCATCCGAAGGTTCAGAGAAATCTGATAACTATTGGAAACCAGAAGTAGACAAAGCAGGTAATGGCATGGCCACTATTCGTTTTCTTCCCGCATCTGAAAAAGATGGCGAAGATGGTCTGCCTTGGGTTAAAATCTTTAGTCATGGATTTCAAGGTCCTGGCGGTTGGCTGATTGATAATTGCTTGACCACAAAGAATCAACAATGTCCTATCTGTGAGCATAACTCTGCTCTATGGAATTCTGGCATTGAAGCGAATAAAGATGTTGTTCGCAAACAGAAGCGTAAGTTAAATTATGTTGCCAATGTGTATATCGTTGCTGATCCTAAGCATCCAGAAAACGAAGGCAAAGTGAAGTTGTTCCGTTTTGGTAAGAAAATCTTTGATAAGATTACCGAAGCAATGAATCCTCAATTTGAAGATGAACAGCCAATCAATCCATTTGATATGTGGAAAGGTGCTAACTTCAAGTTAAAGATTCGTAAAGTAGAAGGCTATCAGAATTATGATAAGTCTGAGTTTGATTCCCCATCTGCTCTATTAGATGATGATGACGAGTTGGAAAAAATCTGGAAGTCTGAGTTCGCATTAAGTGAACTGAGTGCAGGTTCTGAATTCAAATCGTATGATGAGTTGAAGAAGCGTCTTGATAAAGTTCTTGGTTTGAATGGTGAAGAAATTGCACCAAAGACTACCGTTGAAACAATCAAGGAACAAGTTAGAACTGCTCCTAAAAAGGCAGTAGATGCACTTGTTGAACCTTCTTTAGATGAAGATGATGATTTAAGTTATTTCAGTAAGTTGGCTGAAGAAGATTAAACCAAAACTCCTTTCCTTGGATGGTTTGCCCCGCTACGGCGGGGTTTTTTATTGGTTAAACTACAACAGCAATTGAATTTAGATACCGAGTTAAATCCGAATTACGTTGTTTAGCCAATGCGGTGTTTTGGAGTTTAGCAGGTTTACCACCAATGTTATTAACAGAACTATTCACGGCAACTTGTGGAGAATTTTGTTGTGCAGTTGTGGTAGTTGGTTCTTGTCTTGGTATATCTTGTACAACAGGTTGAGTTGGTGGTAATGCAGGTGGTGTTCCCGTTTTAGCCTGAGCAGGCATCGGTGTTTCTGTTTTAGCTTCAGACTTAACTGCTGCAGGAGCCGTTGGTGCTGGTTTTGTTTCAGATGACGGACTAACAGGTTTAATTTCAGCTGCAGGTTTACCTGCATTTTCTTTTGCATACTTCTTGGCTTCTTCCATTTGTTGTGGAGTTGCCTTGACACCAACAGTAACACCATATTTTTCTTTGAGGTACTGCATTTTGAGACCATCAAAAGAATTGTCTCCTGTGCCTACTGAATTCTTATCCTTCTTAAAATCTTCATATGCTTTTTGTGCACCAGGTATTCCTTTATCTGCCTGAATCTTCAGATAACTTTCAACCATTGTGTTGACCTGATCCTCATCAACTTGGCCATTACCTGCGGTAGATAATTCTGCTCGTACAGATTGTTTTAGTTTTTCAATATTGCCTTCATTTGCGGCATTAGTTGATTGTTCCATTAACTTGAAAGAACCGATGGCAGCAATAATTGCTGGCGCCAGTATAGCCGCAGCAGTTGCTAGACTAGAGGCACCTAAAAATTCAAGTAACCAACCACCAGCACGCAAAGCATTTTTTAGAATACTAAATCCAACAGATTTCAAAAGGTCTAAGACTGGTGCAATAAGACCCATTATTGTATTTTTAAAATCGGCAAACATTTTCAGAATCTTATCAAAAAAAGATTCCTTTTTCTCTGGTTCTCCTGTTACTGAACCAGAAGTAAATGCTTTAATTGCTTTAACCAAATCTTGGTGACGGCGTTCATCTTCATCAAGTTGTTCTTGTCTAAATGATTTTTCTATCTCAGCATTTTTGATATCAATTTCACTCTTTTTCAACATGAAGTTATACATCTTGGCAAGAATGTCTGCTGTTGAATCTTTTACTCTTAATCGTCTTACAGGACCAGGACCAATTGTTGTGAAATTGGGATCCCTCTTGTTTCTCATCTTTTTTCGGCCGTAACCACCAAATGCCTCAATGTCTCGGTCTTTTCTACCAAACAAACGACCTAAACCGGTTACAGCAATATCACCAAATGCACCTTTACCTGTAAGTTTTCTTACAAAGTTTAATGGGTCTAATGCTTCTTTAAATCCTACACCTTTTGCTTTGAATTTATCAGAAATAGCACCACCAATAGAAGCACCAATGCCTTGGCCTTCTTCAAATTTTCTTTCTGCTATTAATGACAATAGAGAACTTTTTCTAATTGAACGTGCTTTTTGGTAGTCCATTTTTAACCGTAAAATTGTTTTTCTAATAATGATGCATATTCTTTTCTATCTTCATTTGAAGCGAAAGTCGTACCACCATTAATAATATTGGTTTGGTTATTTAGAATGGATACCGGATTTGAACCGGTAGAACCATTTGTCACGGGTTTAACTGGTTCAGGTATATCCATTGGCTTTGTTTCAACCGGTACCACTTGACTTTTTGCATTAGATTCAAATATGTCTGCTTCACTCTTACGTCTTTTATCTAATGTAGCATTGAATTTTCCACCAGCAGTTCTAACACCTTTTGTGCGGATGATATTGGCTGCCTCTTTCATGTCACCTCTATTGATGGCATCTTTAAGTCCTGCTCTCACCAAACTTTGAGTGCTGCCAGTATTGTAAGCATAAGAGGTTAATACATCCTTTTGGTTTTGATTTAATTTATTCCAAGCATCACCTAAAGGTTCTTTTGCTCGTTTTTCATATTTTGGTAAATCAGTATCAAGCAACTTCTTTGCTTGGTCTTTGGTCATTACAGTATCAATACCTCTTTCACCTTTGATTGGAATCTGCTCATTACCCACTTGAATAAAACCTTGTTTGTATTCTTCTGCTTGTATTTGATGACCATAACCAATAGAAACTTTTTCTTTTTGACCTGGCGGATCCCAATAACCTTTTGTTGCAACACCTTCTTCTTTAGCAATTAACTCCGTTGCACCACCTGCTAAGGCAACACCTGCGGCCGCCACAGCAACACCCTTTGGTGTTATTGCTCTTGGTAATGCCTTTGATGTAGGTGAAGGTGCAGATGGTTTTGGTACAGGTTCAGCAGTAGTCTTTTTAGGTGCACGTTTTGAAGGTGCTTTACCTTCTTTTTTAGGAATCTCTTTTTTGTTTTTTTCTTCTTTTACTTTTCTGGCCTTTTTGACCTTGAACAAACCAATAAGTTCCTGTGTTCTATCTTCTTTGACTTGAACCTGTTCTTTTTTGAATTTTCTTTCTTGTTTAAATTCTTTCTTCTCTATGTCCGCCTTCTTCATCATAAAGTTGTACATTTTACCGAGAATATCGGCTGAAGAATCATTTACTTTTAATGGTCTTGGATTACCAGGTGCAACATTAGAAAAATTAGGTTCCTTATTAGGAATATTTTTAATTCTTTTTTCTTTTGTATTTGGTGTTTCTGGTGATTGAGATTGAACTCTTTTTGGATTGGATTTGACACCAGACATGATTGGATTGCCCATCATGTTTTTGATACCACGAGTTTCAGCAAGGCGACCGGCTAGTTCTTCGCCTTTAGGTGTTATTTGATACTCGGTATCCGGTCTTGCCATTTACTACCTTTTCATTGAAGCGTTTTGTTGTTTAATCTTTTCATTTTCTTCTTCAATATACTGCACTAGCATGGCGACATAGATATCTCGTTCCCAAGGTAACATATTTTCAAGTTCCGTGAGAGAATACTTATGGTGTTGCATCAAAGAGAAATTAGTTTTATAATAATTTCTCAAATTGTCATGACAAAATATTACCCGAAAAAACTTTCGAGACCTTCCATTTCGATTGAATGGTCGAATCCACATTTACCGCATTTAATTTCTAATTTTCTATTCATTGTTGGCAGAGTATTGAAAAATTCTTCCAACTTGGTAAACTGTTCTTGGTTTAATGATTCAATAAACTGTAACAATTCTGCCTTTGGTGTTTCGTGTGCATAATAGTATTGTTCACCATCGTGAATGTATTCAACACTCTCAGCAATAACTTCAAAGATAATATCAACAGCAGATTCTTTTTTGCTTAGTTTCTCAACCAAAGAAAATTCTGGATACTTTAACTTCATGGTAATTCTACCATCTAAGTTGATAATATCTTTTTTGTTTGGGTCGACATCTACTTTAATCTCTAAAAGGTTTAATGTACCTTTCATTTTACCACCACAAACGGCACCATTAACTTCATTGTTACAGATATATTCATTCTCTACAATCTCACCGACTGAACGAGCACGTAACTGTAAGAAATAGTATTCAACATCAATCACAGGTAATGTATCAATGTTGATACCTTCTGTAACGGTACAGTTGTTTAGTACTTGGCGAACATTTCTCTCAATGGTCTCTTTATCGCCTGCTTCCATAGCCATCATTAGATTCTTCTGTTCTTTAACTAAGAATGGTCTAAATCGAATATGTTTGTTAGAAAGTGGTAAATCAATCTCGTATACCGGCACATCAATTTTTGGCAAAGCCATTTTATATCTCCTATATCAAATCAGAATGAACTAATTATTCCTGTTATTAAATCAGTTTTCAGGTTATTTACTAAACCAGCAACAGAATTATTCTGCCATTGTTTATAAACAAATACAACAGCTAGTTTATGGTATGAATCGGTTGACCAATCCATGTCTAACTGGTTTACATCAATTGGAAATGCCTCTTGTAAAATACTAGAATATGTTGGCTGATTTTCTAAATTGTATTGAGTAATTGTAATATCTGTTGTATAATTTGCTTTGTACTCAAAGTTATAAGTTGTGGTTGGATTAATTAATTCCATCCACGAATCAAAGAACACCTTCTCACTCATATCATCAGAAACAATAAAAGTCATTGTTGCTTGTTGGTAGTTTGAATGATACGGAAAATATTCAACTGGTGCAGAACCTAATTTCTTAACAGTTGTTTCAAGTGTTCTACCTGGCAAAGCAGTAGATTCACAACGGAATGTTAAATTACGAGCCGTAGTGATTTGTCCTGCCAAAGCAAGAGGAACAGGAATAGACACATCAAACCTAGATGGTCTAGCAACATCAATCTTAAAACTACTTCTGAAATCGTTTATGGTACCTGCCATTTTAATCCTTAACCGTGTTTAATTTCGTCTACCGATTCTTTCCAAACATCTGCCGGTTTGGCACCTTTAAATAAATGGGTAGGCAAGAATACTGCCACTTCCCACTCTCTTGGCTGAATGGTAAGTATTTTTGACTTAATGTGACTATGTAAATATCTTTTGATACATGGTCTGAACTCTTTAAAGCGCTTGGACGCCTGCAAAATATCGTAAGTGACTCTGATCCTTCTCGGATCATTATCTGCGTCTAGGACTGCGTAATCCAAGAGTTTGTCCAGAAATGCCACTCGGTATTTTACTGGTAAATAATGTAGGTTTAAGCCAAGAAAGCCATCTGGATATTTCTCTAATGCCAATACCAAAGGAAATCTATCATAATATGGCAAATCATCTTTACCTTTTGGATCATAGTAAAAATGGTATAATTTACCTAATTGAAAGAGTTTTTCTTTCCTGAAATCCTCAGCCGCAATGCCACGAGGTATTTGTGATACGTTTCTTAATTCATTAATCTTTGTCAATAACCATCTATGCGATTCTCTCGACATAGCTTGGAGGTCAGAAGCAGATTTTTGCTGAGTAATTTGTGTAAGTTTAGATGCCATGATATATTTAGTTGAGGCCTAGGTGATCCTCTGTTATCAATTTAAACTCCCAACCACGGTCAAGGCAGTATTCTTCAGCGGCTTTCCATTTGGCTTGATTCACGCCCCATGTTGTGACTTCATTGATATACTGTTTGGTGATTCTTTTACGTTGTTCTGGTTGCTGAGTTTGTTTTTTAGGTTTGACTTCAAGCAGTAAAGTTTTGAGTTTCCCGTCTCTGGTTCTCGATTTAACAAGAAAATCAGGAAAATAACGATGCATTCTACCATCAACAGGTGATTTATAAGGTATAATCAATTCTTCACTAGCCCATGATAAAATGTCTGGATTATTGTCTAACCAAGACATAACTTTACATTCCCACGAGGAACGATAAACAATATTGTTTGGGTCGCCAATGTATTTTTGTGGGTAACGAGGTTTAAATAGTCCGGAATATGCCATAAATAATATATATTCACATAAAAGAGAGTACCATGGGTTTACAAATATTACCTTCTAATATTGGTGGTATCAGCACTAGTTCACTACTCGGTGGTCCATTAACTAGTTTATTTACCAATACAAACCAAGTCCAAAATTTGATATTTCCATCAGATTTGGCGTCTAACCCTTCTATGGGTCATGCAGTACTTATCCAAGCATATGACTATACAACCAGTTTAGGTAGTGCAATAACCAGTTCAGCAAGTGCCGTTTCAAGTTTAACTGACAACTTTAGTCTTGAGAATCTTGGTTCTGTTGCTACTACAATTGGTACTGCTCTTGGATTGGCAACACAAGCAGGAAATTATGCGCCACAGAAAAAAGGTAATCCTTTGGCTAGCATTTCTATGTTTATGCCTGAAAACCTAACAGTTAATTATAATTCATCTTATACAGATATTAGTATTACTGAAGAATTGGGCATTGTTGGTTTTGCTGGTAATTTGTATTCTGATGCTAGCAAAAAAGAATTGGGTGGAAAAATTACTCCTTATGGTATTGCTGGTGCTGCATATGGTGCAAACAAAGTATCTTCAGCATTAGGCGGTACAGGTCAAATTGGTTCTCTTGCTGCACAAGGCGCAGGTGTGTTTGTCAACCCACAAATGCAGCTATTGTATAAGGGTGTTGGTCTAAGAACATTTCAATTAGAATTCTTGATGACACCAAAAACTTCTGCTGAAGCAAAGACTGTACAAAATATTTGTGATACATTGACATTCTATTCATTACCTGGTATTGCAGGTGCCCAAGGCGGTGGTTCTGGTCAGTTTTTGACACCACCACAAATCTTCTCTGTACAATTTAAATTCTTAGGTCAAAACGGTATTCTAGGAACAATTTCTAATGTTCTTACTTCTGCACTCAACAATTCTGGTCTAGGGTTTTTAACACAAGGCGATACAGGTTCTATTAGTAATGCCAATGCAGCAAAACTATTCACAGTTAATGATTGTGTGTTAGAAGATGTTACCGTTGATTATGCGCCTAATGGTTTTTCTGCATACAAAGATGGTTATCCAGTTCAAACTCGTTTGACATTACAATTCAAAGAGACAACAATGATTACTAAAGAACAATTTAAAGGTAGTCAGGTTGCTGCAAATTACAATACACAACAGCAATTAAATTCTACACAAAGTAGTACTGATTCTCAGATTGCTAATTACCAAGCACAATATGACGCTGGTGATATTCCACAGGATTAATAAAAATGAAATATTTTAATTCTTTACCTTTAATTCCAAATAGAGACTCATTTGGTAATATTCATTTATTGAGAAATTTATTAATTAGAACTGCATTAATTCCTCAGTTATCTAAAAATCCTTTATTGTATTACCAATATCCTACACAAGAAGGTGATACACCAGAAATTATTGCTAATAAGTATTATGGTGATTCTTATCGTTATTGGATTGTTTTGTATGGTAATCCACAGATGTTGGATCCACAATCTAACTGGCCATTGACATCAAATCAATTTTTGACTTACTTACAAGATAAGTATGCAGATGTTGCCGGTGGTGCATCAAATGTGGTTTCTTATACTCAAGCAACGGCATACGAATATCAGAAGGTGGTAACAACCATTGATAGTTCAACACAAACAACTGTTATTAAAACTGTAGCAATTGATGAGACTACATATCTCCAATTGATACCATCATCAACTGTACAAACATTTCCAAATGGTTCAACAGTAACTTATAATGTATCTAAAAATGCGTTATCAATTTATGATTATGAAAATCAGTTAAATGAATCAAAACGAAACATTAATCTGATTAATAAAAATTATGCAAGTCAAATGGAATCACAATTTAAATCCTTGGTGAAAGTATAATGTCGTTAGATACAAAATATCTTCGTTATCCTACCGATTATAATTTAGTAACTTTAAACTTAATAACATCACTACAAGATGGTATTGTTAATTTAAAGCCGTTCATGCTCGAATTGAATTTGTTTGAAGATATTTACAGTTCTACTATTTCAGGTGAGGTAGTTCTCTCCGATGCTTTAGGACTTATATCAAGTTATTTGTTAAATGGTACAGAATTTATTCAGGTACAATTACAAAAGACTACACAAGATCCAGATGTTCTTTCTCGTAATTATAGAGTATATAAGATAGGCAAGAGAGTAACTTCTGACAGTAATAACTATGAAGTTTATGTTCTTAATTTTATTTCTGAAGAATTTTTAATCTCAGAACAAAATCGTTTATCAAAATCATATCCTGGTCAACAAATAGATTTTATCATTAATGATATTCTTACCACTTATATACAAACAAGTAAGAATGTAACTATTGACCCAACTCTTGGTACATACAACTTCGTTTTACCAAACAAAAAACTATTTGAAACAATTAATTGGTTATCAACATACGCATTGCCTGATGGGCAAGAAGGTGCCGATATGTTGTTCTTTGAAAATAGTACTGGTTACTTTTTAAAATCTTTACAGAATCTTTTCTCACAATCTGCGTATCAGACTTATAAGTATGATCCTAAAAATATTGATGAAACTGATATGAACCAAAGGTTGACTAATGCTTTAGAGTTTGAAGTATTAGATTTTTTTGATACTTTGGCGGCCACAACAAATGGTACTTTTGCAAATAAGGTAATTACAATTGATCCATTGTTACGACAAGTGAATAGAGTTGATGGTATTTTTGATTACAGTCAATATGCTGGTGCCATGTTAAATGGTAGTGCTTTGACAAATATAACAAATGGTTATCAAAACCGTTTAGGTCAAACAATGTATGAAACAAATCGTGATGTTCCGTCAGGATTGGAAGTTGGTGCTTTAAGATTGGCATCTTCTAATGCAAGCGAAAAGAAAAATTCTTATGTTGAACAAAATCCTGATGCAGTTTCAAATGATATCTATATTGAAAAATATGTACCTAATCGTGTTGCTCAGTTAGGTTTGGCAAATTACATGAGAATTAAATTGACTGTTCCTGGTGATCCTAATTTGTGTGCAGGCCAAGTGGTTAATTTCAACACATATGCTATTGACCCCGTTTCGTTTACACAGACAGGTTCGAACTCAACGAGACAATTGGATCCGTTTTATTCTGGTAAATATTTGGTATCTGCTGTGCGCCATGCGGTTAAAAATAACGCATATATATCTATCATAGAATTAATTAAAGATAGTGTATCAGCAGACTATCCAGAGTTTAATAATAGTGATCCAGTATTACAACAACTAGTTAGTGGTGTACAAATATAATGCGTAATAATTTTATTGGTCTTAATGGTTTTATCTGGTGGGTCGGCGTGGTTGAAAACCGTGCCGGTGATGAACTAGGTCTTGGTCGTTGCCAAATTCGAATTTTTGGTTGGCACACAGACGATACTTCAGCATTACCAACAGAGGATTTGCCATGGGCGCATCCTATGTACCCAATTAATAATTCTAAATCTTTTTCTCAACCTAAAGTAGGAGATTGGATAGTAGGTTTTTTCATGGATGGTGAATCAGGCCAATTTCCTATTATGATGGGTGTTTTACCCGGTATTCAACAGGAAGGATAAAATGGCTATACCTACACTACCCTTAATCGTTGCTGTCGTTGGCGCTATCGAAAGCAATCCACCAAAACCAACTCATAGTGGAAATGCTCCTTCGGTTGGTGGACCAACAAACCCTTCTTTGGCTCGAGGCCAAATTGCCAATACTTCTATTTCTTTTTCAAATAGTAATTTGGCTCACGTTTGTGACATTTCTGGTAAAATTAAATATTCTATTGCGTGGGTTTCATTTCAAATTAAAGAAGCAATTGAAGCAATTAGAACATATGTTCAAGGTCTGTTTGCTAGTACATCTAGTTCACCTTTTGCAGATGGAGTTAGAGCAGTCATTACTGCAATTCAAGGTCAAGTTAAATTAATTCAAAAGTTAATTAAAAAGGCACAAGAAGTACAAGCACAAATTACTGGTTATATTATTCAATTACAAAAACTAATTAAATATATTGAAACTCTACCAGCAAGAATTGCTGCAATTTTGACACAATGTATTAAAGATGCTCTTTCAAGTATTAATGGTGCTATTTCAAATGCTACTGCTATTGTTAATTCACAAAAGAATGGCGGATTAAGTACTGCTTCTGCTGCAGCATTAACCGCATCAACACAATTGACAACAGCACAACAAAACAATTCAGGCACTTCTAGTGGGCCTACATTTCAGAAACCTTAGGGAATATAATGGCAGATTTATCGTGGACAGAACCGGAATCGGCAGCAAATACCGATTATCAGCCTGTTTATCCGTATAATAGTGTAACACAATCTGAATCTGGTCATTCGTTAGAATTGGACGATACGCCTGGTCGTGAGCGTGTTAGACTACAACATGGTACCGGCAATACATTTATTGAGATGCAAGCAACCGGTGATGAGATTCATAAAATATTTGGTAATGGTTATGAAATTGTATTAAAAGATAAAAATGTTTTAATTAGTGGTAATTGTAATATTACTGTTATGGGAGATTCTGTTCTTCATGTACAAGGAGATTCTTATCAACAAGTAGACGGTACAGTATATCAAAATGTGAATGGTAATGTTAAGCAGTTAATCAACGGTGATTGTGAACAGACAGTACAAGGTGATTTTGATATCAATGCAAGCGGTGATGTAAATATTTCAGCCACACATTTAAATGTAAATGCTGATGTGGCAGTTCGTGGTGATATTACGGCAACACAAAGTGTATCGGTTAAAGGTAATATTTCTGCCGGTTTATCGGTATCAGCAATCAAAAGTGTTGAAACTTCTGGATTCATGGCAGCTGCCACAACAATTGTTGCCGGCGTATCAGTTTACGGACCAATAGTTTCTGATATGTTTGGTTCTATGGAAATGTTTAGATTAAAAGTGGACCGCCACGTTCACATCGGTAATAGAGGTTTCCCAACTTCACCACCAAGTAACGGCATAATGGAAGCATAATATGAGTGTTTACGGAAGATTAGGTTATACTAAAGGTTCTGCCGTTTTTAATGGTGCGGATCAACTCACGGCTAACACTCTTAATTTTGTAAACAATTCAAACATCAATTTAAACCAATGGCAAATTAATGATTTGTCAAATGCTACTGTTGGTGGTTACTATCAAAATCCATACAATACAAATTTAGCAACACTTGCTATTTACTTAAATGGTTTGGCAGTTCTTGCAAATACTTCAAATACGGTGTTTGCCAATACGGCAACGGCAGCTAATACATTAAGTGCAGCAATTGTAAGTGCAGAAAATTCTTTGTTTAATTTTACTGTTCATACAAACAATTTATCTGGTGTAACTCTTTCTGCTAATACTACTTTGTATCCAGATTTAGGTTCTGCTTTGGCTGTTGGCCGTCAAATATTAAATATTACCAATAAAACAGACTCAATACAAGATAATACTCCTATTATGGGCAATTTTACTAGTTTGTATATTGGTTCTGCTTTATCAAACTCTACTATTGCAATTGTAAGTGATTATGCAACTTTAAATAATAGTATTTCATTGGTAAGTGGAAACGCAACAAGTAATATTACAAACACCGCCATTAATACAATTATAACCGATGTAACAAATTTACAAACGTTAATGGATACGCAAAGAAATGGTGACATTAACTTTTATACCAATTCTTGTCAAGTTTTACAAGATTATCAAACACTTTTACAGTTTTCTAATTTAGGTGCTTCACAGAATTCACTCATCAAATTAATTGGAACTAGTAAATTACATTCGGAGTTAGGATACTAAAATGGCATTTAATATACCATTAGACCCAACGGTACTAGCAACAGTACAGGCACAAAACTCAGGAGTTGTTACTGGTAGTGGATTATCCGGTATTTTGTACACTTATGCTCCAAATTCTGATAGTTCAGTAGCTTTCCCGTCTGGTACTGCATTAATGTTTCAACAATCTACTGCACCAACGGGTTGGACTAAATCTGTCGTACATAATGACAAAGCTTTGAGAGTTGTAAGTGGTAGTGTAGGTTCAGGCGGTAGCGTACCGTTTTCTTCAGCCTTTACTTCATCCGTCGGTGGAACAGTATCAATAAGCGGTACCACAGATTCAACAACACTTTCATCTTCACAAATACCAGCACACAGCCACCCATTTACCGATATGTACTTTGCTGAGGTTGACGGAAATTATAATTATGGTAATTCTTTGGCTGGTTCCAACAACGGACACGATAATGATAATAATGCTTTTGGTTTGAGTAACGTCACAAATAATACGGGTGGTGGCGGTTCACACAACCATACATACTCTGGTTCTGGTTCACTTGCAGTTAATTTAGCAGTTAATTATGTCGATGTTATTATTGCAACTAAAAATTGATAGGAAAATATTATGGAAATAAAACCAAAAAATTTATGTCCACAAGATAATTTTAATCCATGTAGAGGATTAGATTGTGCGTGGTTTACTCAAATGAGAGGTATGAATCCTAATACGGGTAAAGATGTTGATGAATGGGGTTGTGCTATTGCATGGTTACCAGTTTTATTGGTAGAAAATAGTCAACAACAAAGACATACAGGTGCAGCCGTTGAATCTTTTAGAAATGAAATGGTTAAAAACAATGAAGTTGGACAAAAAGTACTTTTGGCGGCAGCAGGAATAACACCAACTCAAAAAACTTTAATAATGGATAACAGAGAATGAAATTATCAATAATTAGAGAAGATGGTGCAGTTTATCAAGATGGTATTGCACATTTAAATTTAGATTTGTCTTATATTCCATCAAATGTTCACGCATTGCAATGGAGAGATACTTATGGATGGATTGAATATTCTGAAGATTCTGATGGAAATAAACAACAAAACGATAAAATTACAGTTTTACCTGAATGGGCAAATTCTGCTATTACTTCTTGGACATCAGCAAATTCAATAATTTACTCAGCAAATTCAATAAACTATTCAGCAAATACAGCAAACACTTAAAATGGAAAATCTAAAAATTACGATCCGGCCCCGAAATGTTCCTGACGTAAACCTAGAGTTCCTTACGCAATTTTACTCCGAGGCGTAATAAATAAAGAATGGCAACAACAAATTACATCTACTCAGACCTAGATATGACCTTTCTCCCATCACCGGCGACAGGTGATGTGTCAATGAAGTATAACGAACAGGCGGTCATTCGTTCTATTCGTAATCTATTATCAACCAATCTATATGAGAGATTATTTCAACCAGAGATTGGAAGCACATTAAATACACTATTATTTGAACAAGTTACATCGTTAACCGCTACTTTGATTGAAAATGAGATTGTTCGTATGATTAAAAACTACGAACCAAGGGCTAGAATTAGTCAATTAAATGTGACTGCCTTACCTGATAGTAATCAATTCAACGTGGCTTTATATGTTTTTATTGGTAATCAGACGACACCAACAGCTATTAATCTATTATTACAGAGGACCAGATAATGGCCGCAAATACGACTACCCAATTAGTAAATCTTGATTTTGATTCTTTAAAGAGTAATTTTATTACCTTTTTAAAGGGCCAAAACACTTTCCAAGACTATAATTTTGAAGGTTCAGCAATGAACCAGTTGATTGATGTTCTGACTTACAATACACAGTACAATGCCTACTATTTAAATATGGTGGCCAACGAAATGTTCTTGGATTCTGCCACACAAAGAAGTTCTGTTGTATCTCAAGCAAAATTATTAAATTATATTCCAATTTCTGCTATTGCACCTACTGCAACAGTTAATGTAACATTTACTCATGTTTCTGCCAATTCTTTGACATTACCTGCTTATCAAACATTTAGTTCATCAGCAATTAATGGCGTAAACTATACTTTTGTTAATCCAGATTCTTATACAGTCAATGTTACCAATAATACTGCTGTATTTCCTAATGTACAAATCAAACAAGGTGTATACGCCACATATCGTTTTAATGTGAGTTCTGCAACAAATCCAAATTACATCTTTGAAATTCCTGATAATGCTATCGATACAACTAGTTTACAGGTAATTGTACAGACATCTTCTTCAAATTCTTCATATACCATTTATAATCAGGCGATGCCTTCTGATTACTTAACATTAAATTCTTCTTCACAAGTTTATTTCTTACAAGAAGCATTGAATGGTAATTATCAAATCTATTTTGGTGATGGAATCTTAGGACAACAATTAACTGATGGTAACATTGTAATTGTTAATTATGTCTCAACAGAAGGTACTGCGGCTGCGGGCGCCAACTCATTTGTATTATTGAATAATGTTTCTGGTTATTCTCCATCTTCAGTAACTTCAATTGCTGCGGCATCAGCAGGTTCAAATAAAGAGTCTATTGATTCTATTAAGTTTCAAGCACCTAAAGCCTTTGCTGCACAAGGTCGTGCTGTTAGTAAAAACGATTACATTACTGCCATTCAGCAGAATAATCAAGGTTTCTCATTTGATGCTGTAAACGTATGGGGTGGTGAAGAAAATAATCCACCAGTATTTGGTCAAGTATTTGTTTGTTTAAAACCCACAGGCTCATACAATTTAACTGTTGCACAGAAAAATGAAATCATTAACAATATTGTTAAACCTATTTCTGTATTGACTGTAACTCCTACTATTGTTGATCCTGATTATACTTACATTAAACTTGGTGTTAATGTTTTGTATGATCCAAATAAAACAATTTTAACTTCTTCTCAATTACAAACAGGTGTAACATCTGCAATTCAAGCCTTTGCTAAAGCAACATTAAATACTTTTAATTCTACATTTAATGCTTATGATTTATTGAGTACTGTTCAAAACTATGACCAGTCTATTGTTACATCAGAATATACACTTCAATTACAAAAGAAATTCTTTCCAAATTTAACCACACCAACATCTTACACATTGTCGTATAATGTGCCTTTACAACGTGGCACCTTTGGTAGTGGTATTACTAGTTCGCCGGCTTTACAATATATTGATTCTTCAAACACATCTAATATTATTGATGGTGTATACCTTGAAGAAATTCCTACACAAACATTTGGTGTTGATACTATCTCTGTTGTCAATCCTGGTTTTAATTATACAACAGCACCAATTGTAAATATTAATGGTGATGGTACTGGCGCAACTGCGGTTGCAGTTCTTTCTGGCGGTACAATTCAAAGTATTATTGTAACTAATTCAGGTAATAATTATACTTCTGCTGTTGCTACAATTACTCCTGCTGAGGGTGATACAACAGGCCAAGGTGCTTCTGTAAACGTCAATTTACAAGGTCGTTATGGTACATTAAGAAGTTATTATTTTAATCCAAAAAATGCCAAGACTATTTTAAACAGTAATGTTGGAACAATTGATTATACTAATGGCGTTATTACTTTGACTGGATTTAATCCTTATAATGTTGATAATCCATTAGGACAATTTGCTGTTACAGTAACGCCAAAAACTTCGATTATTTCATCGACATTTAGTGGCATTATTACAGTTGATGAATTTGATCCTAATGCAATTGCTGTGTCCGTAACTGCAAAAAGTTAATTAGATGTTACTCAGTAATCAAAAAACTTCACTACTAGTATCAACACAACTTCCTGCGTACATTCGGGAAGATCCTAACTATGCCAATTTTGTATTGTTCTTACAGGCATATTACGAATGGTTGGAACAACAAGATAATATCACCGATGTATCTAAGAATATATTAACTTATAAAGATATTGATTCTTTAGAAGCGGCCAATGTTGCCGTAAATGGTACAAGCAATGTTGTTGAACAATTCATTGATTACTTTCAAAATGAATTTTTATCTTATTTTCCTACCGATATTCTAGCAAATCAAACTGAAGTTATCAAACTTGCTAGACAATTATATCAATCAAAAGGTACACCTTCTTCTTATAAGTTTTTATTCCGTATTCTTTATAATACTGATGTTGATTTCTTTAATACGAAAGATGCTGTACTAAAGGCTTCTGCCGGTACTTGGTATGTACCAAAAAGTCTTTTGGTTGGTTCGGTTATATCTTCAGATATTTCTTACTGGTCCAATTTAAATGGCCGTAGAATTTTTGGTGCAACATCTAAATCAGTTGCTGTAATTGAAAATACAGTTGTTACTCCTTCACAACAAATAGAAGTATTCATTTCAAACATTGAAAGAGAATTTGAATCTGGTGAAGTAGTTTACATTCTCGATAATAATAATCAATACATTTATGACGGCAACGGAAACCAAATTACAGGCCAGATTGTAGGACAATTAACTCAAATTACTATTAATCCAAATTACAGAGGATTATATTACGCAGCGGGAAATCCAGTTATTGTTTATGGTGGTTTATTATCTGGTAGTAGTGCAGGCGCCACGGCTTCTGTTGCTAACGTAACTGCAGGTTCAATTCAGTCAATTAATACTGTTAATGGCGGTTATGGTTACACCATCTCAAATACTTTAATTAGTATTGCCAATGGCGGTGGTGCTGCAGCAAATGTGTATAGTGTCAATTCTTTATCTAGTGTTACCGGTGTAGTAAGTTTTTTACCTCAAGATTCTCTCTTGTATACTACTCCAGGAAGCGGACCAACAATTGGCAATACAACCTATTCTTTCTTTTCAAATAATAGTACAGCCAATGCCAATACAACGCTAGCAAATACATTTAGTTTTACATCGTTCTCTACTTACCCTATTGCGTCTTTAAATATTCAAATACCAGGTAGTGGTATTACCATACAACCTACTATTTCGGCAGAATCAACTTATTCAACAACAAGTTCATCTATAAATGACTTGTCTTTTATAGGTATTTTGTCCCCAATTCAAATTATTAATGGTGGTGTAGGTTATCGTGCAAATGATGTAATCAATATTATTGGTGGTTCTGGTTATGGTGCTTTTGCTAATGTATTAACCGTAAATTCTACTGGCGCCATCACTAACGTTGCTTATGTTTATCCCGTTTCTGATACACCACATCATTTCCCATTAGGCGGTATGGGCTATCGTACCGATTTGTTACCGAGAATTAATATTGCTTCATCAAATGTTAGTGCAACTGGTGCCGTATTAAGTTTACCTGGAATATTAGGAACTGGCGCATCATTCTATTCAACTACTGACCGGGCCGGTGCAATTTCTTCAATTAATGTTACTTACGTTGGTAATGATTATGTTGCAACGCCTAACGTTTCTTTAACAGTACAAGATTTGTTAGTTACAGGATTAATCCCAGCCACAATTCCTGCTTCAGGTACAATTATATACCAAGGCAATTCTTTAGCTGGTGCAAGCTATTCTTCTACTGTATATTCAACAACAGTATATCAAGGATTTACCAATCCTTTGAATACAATTTATACAATGAGGGTATATAATTATAGTTCTCAACCTAATCCTTATTCAACCATTAAAATTAGTGGTTCTACAAATTCATTCAATCTTTCATCGATTGCTGCAAACGTAATCAATTATGGTGATGGTACGGCAAGGGCAACCGCCACATTCCTTAAAGGAATTATAACTGGTGTCGGCCAGTATTTGGATAGTTCTGGTCAGTTAAGTTCTTATGATGTAATTCAAAGTGAACAATACAATAATTACACATATGAAATTACATTAGAAAAAGAGATTGCAAAGTATAAAAATACATTATTAAATTTATTACACCCAGCAGGTACTCAAGTTTTAGGTCGATATGCCTTAAAATCTAATAACAATTATGAGTTATCCGTTTCTGATGCCTTATTTACTGGACTGCCATTAAGTTATTATACAGGTACTACTGATTCAAGCGTATCTTTATCTGGTACTTTTGCTCAACCAAATACCAATGTTATTAATTTCAATAACTTGTTTGGTGCCGAACTAGATACTTTCATATTTGCTAATAGTGTTATTAGAATAACATCCACTTATGGTGATGAAATCACAGCAAATGTGGCCTATATTGCTCCAGGTCCAGCAGATGATTTATTGGCACTAACTGGTTCAGAGGACCTTTTAGCTGAAACCGGTTCTGAAGATTTCATGTTAGAAAATGACGGTACTTATATCACCGTACATGATAATATTTGGATGGCCTTTGCTAATGTGGCTTATGCTAGTGCAAATGCTGGTAGTAACAAGATAAATATAACATCATTGACAGGTTCTTTTAATATTGTAAATAATGGTAATTATACTAACCCTGCCAATCCATTATTAGACATTATTCGTATTGGTGATACTGTTCAAGTCAATAATATGACCTTTGCGGTGTCTAATATTAATTATGGAAATACTACATTATTCTTAAATGCTACTCTGCCTTATGGTGCCAATAACGCTTTATTGTCAGTCAGTAGAAATTATACAACAAGTAATGTACAAATCTTTGGACCAGTAGGATTACAGTATTTACCAGAATTTATTACAGAAGATGGCAGAACAATTATAACAGAAGATGGAAACATTCTCGTACTAGGATAAGAAATGAGCACCGTAAAGATATCACAACTACCAGTTTTTAGCATAATTAACGCTAATACCGCAAACACATTGTTTGTAGGTGTAGATATTCCTACTGACACAACCTTTCAGATGACTGCCACAACATTGGCACAAACTTTATATTCTAATAATATCTTAAATGTTGGAATAAATCAACAAAATTTACCCAATACAATTGCTCAGTTTTCTTTAAGTGGCAACTCTTATATTCAAACTAATTTAGTTAATACAAATGATTCTGGTACTGCTGATATTGTTGTAACTGCTAACACTAATTCTGGTGGTACTGATTCTACCAACTTTATTGACATGGGTTATGCAAACAAAAATTACCAAGCAGGTATTGCTTTTAATGATATTGGTAATGCAGTTAATCCTTTAGATGGTTATTTGTATGTACAAGGTGGTGCATATTCTAATGGTGGTAATTTAATTGTTGGTACAACAACATCAAATACCAATTTAAAATTTATTGTTGGTGGTGGAACTGCAGCAAACATTGTTGCTTTCATGACAAACAATAGTATCACATTGAATACTGGCACATCAATTGTTTTTGCTGATGGTACAAAACAGTTTACCTCTGGTGCATCTAATGCCTATGCTCAAGCAGCTTACTCTCAAGCAAATGCTATTAGTTCTTACGCCAATACTCAAATTGCTTATATTACTGGTATAAATGCTTATCAAAATACCATTGACCAGATTCAAACTGCCAATATTGCTGCAGCATTTAATACTGCTAATTCAGCTCAAGCAAATACCATTTATACACAAGGCGTTGATGTAACACAAAACGCCAGTATTGCTGCTGTAAATATTTATTCTATCTCAGCATATTCTACTGCTAATTCGGCTCAAGCAAATACCATTATTACTCAAGGTATAGATGTAACTCAAAATACTAATATTGCAGCAATTAATACTTATTCTATTTCTGCCTATTCAGTAGCAAATTCAGCACAATCAAATACTGTGTATACACAAGGTGTAGATGCAACTCAAAATACAAACATTAGTTTGTTACAAAGTGCAATGACTACGGCAAATGCCAATATTGTTACTTTGTTTGCTAATGCATCGGCAAACGTAACTTATCAAAGTGGTTTAAATGCTACACAAAATACAATAATTCAATCAGCATACAATCAAGCCAATTTGGCCAACAGTATTGCTAACACAGCAATTCAAAATACTGCAAACATTATTCTTCCAGGTAATGTGACGTTTAATGGTGCAAACACATACTTTAATAGTAATATCATAACTTATGGTACAATGACCACAACAGGTAACGTGGTGACAACCGGTAACTTAACTGCTACAGGACCTGTAATATTCAATGGTCTCTTTACCAATAATGGTAACACTATTAATAATGGCAATATGACCACCAATGGTAATGTTGCAAGTTTTGGTTATTTGACTGCAAATGGTTCATCAACATTCAACGGCAATACATCATTCAATGGTTATATTACTGTGACAAATAATTTGTCAGTTAATAATGTATTTACAATTTTAGTGCCAACATCTACATTGTCAATGAACGGTAGTATCAGTATGACCGGTTCTATCACAATGAATAATTCTACTTTTGCCGCAAACTCATTTGGTGTTGGTATTATTGGTTCTTCTGGTGGTGCAACACAACCGCCAGTTGCAGATGGCACAATGTTACAAATTACTGGTAAAGACGGCATTAGTTCAAAAATTATTAATGATGCTGCCGGTACAGGTGCGTATGCACTATTCAACGGTCGTGCAATGCGAGGACTTGCAAGTTCTCCATCAGCACTACTTGCCGGAGATGTGTTGTCTAGGTTTGGTGGAGTAGGTTATGGTGCTACAGGTTTTGGTAGTGTAAGTTCTCAAGGTGGCGGAAATATGTCTTATGTGGCCGCTGAAAACTTTACTGATACACAAAAAGGTACTAACATCGTATTTGGTACAACACCAACAGGTTCAAATACAATTTCAACAGCATTGACATTGACGGGTAATACTGCCGTGTTTGCCAATAATGTGACAATTGCCAACACAACTAATGCAAACATAATTAATGTTAACACAATTACTGTTTCTGGTACTGATTCAGCAAATAACTTTGTTGCCGCAAACGTATTTCAATATAATGCTTCAATAAACAACGTTGCGGTAACTCAGTTAACCAATAAATCTACTGCCGTATATGCTAACGGCAGAACTGGTCAAATTACAACAAGTAATGCTTTATTAAATAAAGGTGTTGCAGTTCAATTCACAGTTTATAATAACTATATTGTAAGTAATAAAGATGTGGTTATTATTAACCTAGCTTCTGGTGCTTCAGTTGGTTATAACATTGGAATTAATTCAGTTTCTCCTGGTAGTTTTGTGGTTAACGTACATAACGCTGACGGCACTCCTAGTGGTTCAAACCAATCGGATGCTTTGGTGCTTAACTTTGCTGTTCTCCGAGTCGCATAATAAATAAATCATGGCAAATAAAAACATATTAACATACGCAGCAAAAGTTTCAACAGTAGAGCAAGACTATTTTGCTCCTATTGCCGTTCTACCGGTAACAGGAGTATCAATTAGTACAATATATGCTTTTATGGGTCGTGTTGATCCATGGTCAAATGATGTTAATCCTGACCAGCCAACACAAACTCAAGCATATATCAAATCTGTTTATAAAAATATCTTTGCTTTAAAACAGGTTACTTCTAACAATATTAGTCCTGTTGTTGCTCGTTTTGACTGGACTTCTGGTACTGTCTATTCATATTACTCAGATACTATTGATATGTTCTCACAGGACCAATATGGTAATCCTGTATTGATGTTTTATGTAAGAAATTCTTTTGACCAAGTATTCAAGTGTCTTTGGAATGCCAATGGTGCAGCATCTACTGTGATGCCATCATTTACACCAGGAACATACGGAACAAACGGAATTTTTCAAGGCGTAGATGGTTATAAATGGAAATATATGTACACCATCGATAGCGGTTCAAAAAGATCCTTTATGGATTCTTCATGGATGCCTGTACCGGTTGGCCAAAACACAGAAGGTCCTGTTTTCGGTTCTACAATTACTGGTGCACCAGATTTTACAAATCAAACTGGTGCTTGGTCTGGTGACATTGAGGTAATTAATGTTATCAATGGTGGTTCTGGTTATTCTAATGTTACCACACCTGCCATTACCATTACAGGAGATGGTACCGGTGCAACGGCATATGCCACAGTTTCGGCAAATGGTTCAATTAGTGATATCGTTGTAACCAATGCAGGACAGAATTATACATATGCGACAATATCTATCACTGCGACCACAGGCACTCCCGCAACCGTAGTCGCTCCAATCAGTCCTGTGGGCGGTCATGGGTTCGATCCTGTTTCTGAATTAGGTTGTAATCATGTAATGTTTGTCTGTGAGTTTAATGGTAGTGAAAGTGGATATGTTCCAACTGACATTGAATACCGTCAAGTTGGTCTCATAATTAATCCTACCGCCAAGAGTACTTACCCAAATCCAGCAAATAACTCTGTATATAAAGCAGCAACACAATTGACTACTGCTCCAGGTTTTGGTAATTACAATTTAGATGAGGTTGTTTATCAAGGTTCTTCTCTAACTAGTGCAAATTTTGTTGGCACAGTTTTAGATTTTGATTCTGCAAATAACGTTTTAAGCGTCATAAATACAACTGGAACTCCAACAACAAATAGTCCTATTTTTGGTAATAACTCTGGTGCAGCAAGAACATTATTGGTAGTTACACAACCAGATATCCTTTTACCCTCAGGATATATGTCATATATAGAAAATAGACCGGCTATTCAAAGAAGCCCAAGCGGTATAGAACAAATTAAGTTTGTATTAGGATACTAAAGGTAAAAGATGACAACGAATTTCAATGTAAGCCCTTATTTTGATGATTTTGATCCAACAAAGAATTTTCATCGTATTCTTTTTAAACCTGGTTTTGCTGTACAAGCTCGTGAATTAACTCAGTCACAAACAATTCTTCAGAATCAAATCTCTAATTTTGCTTCTGCAATCTATTCTCAGAACACACCAATCTCCGGCGGTAAAGTAACAACCAATTTAAATTGTTATTATATTCGTTTGAACCCCACATATAATGGTGTTTCTATTTCTGCTGGTAACTTTTTAAATAAAACAATTACTGATGCAACTGGTACAATTCTTGCTAAAGTTATTGCTACTGCCGAAGGTGCCACAAACGGAGATCCACCCACATTAATCGTCACCTATATTTCTGGTGTACAATTTACTGACAATGCAATTATTACTCCAACCGATGGTTCAAACTTCCAAGCACAAGTATCACCGTCAGTAACAGGAACTCCATCTACTGGTTTTTCTTCTGTTGCTTCTATTTCTTCTGGTGTTTACTACATTGTCAATGGATATTCACAATCATCTACCGCTAATGCTGATGGTACATATACTCAATATTCTATCGGTAACTTTGTACAAGTAAATCCACAAACAATCATTCTCAGTAAGTATAGTAATACACCATCATATCGTATTGGTTTAGAAATCAATGAGAACATTGTAACTTACTCTGGCGATTCTTCATTGTTGGATCCAGCGATTGGTGCTTCTAACTATCAGGCTCCAGGTGCAGACCGTTATCAAATCACTTTAACATTAACCACATTCCCATTGACTGTTGGTAATGACCAAGCATTTATTGAATTGGTTCGTATTGTTGGTGGTGCAATTGTAAAACAAAATGATTCAACTGTATATTCTGCTATTGATGATTACTTTGCTAAACGTGATTATGAAACCAATGGTGATTATGTTGTTCAAGATTTTAAATTGACACCATCAGCAAATACATCTAATACACAATCATACAATTTAAGCATTTCTAAAGGTATTGCTTATGTTCGTGGTTATCGTGTAGAGAATCAATCAACACAAACACTAAGCAATCCTCGTGCAAGAACAACCAACACAGTAAATCCTAATTCTGTATTCATTGACTATGGTAATTACTTTGTTGTTGATACTGCCAATGGTGTGTTTGATGTAACAACACAACCTTCTGTTGATTTCCATTGTGTTCAAGCTGGAAACGTCAACTCAGCAAATGCAACAACATACGCTTCAACAGTAATTGGTACTGGTGTAATTAGAGGTTGGCAATATGTTTCTTCTAATGCTTCAAACACTGCTTCTTATGTGTTCAATGCTTATGTCTCAGATATTGTAATGAACACTTTTACAGGTGCCACTACTTCTGCTACTGCTAGTACTATCACATTTAACGATCCAACAGATACATTCTCAACATCAGCAAATGCTTACTATGGTGCTTTGCTCACAATTACTTCTGGTACAGACGCTGGTGATTCAAGAACTATTGTTTCTTACAATTCTTCTACAAAGACCGCTACTGTAAATCAACCATTCACAGTTACACCAGATAGTACAAGTAAATTCTTGTTGTCATTTACAACAGCAAACATTGATGCAATTGCACAAAAAGGTGCAAACTATGGTTTGTCTGCCAATGCCAATATTAGTATTGTTGGTGGTGGTAAAACTGCCGCTACATTGGCATCACCAACAGTTCTTCAAGCTGGTGGAATGCCAGAGTTAGTTTTCCCTGTTGGTTATTCATATGTTGCTAACGTAGCAAACTCAACATACTATACTACACAAGTATTCCGTAATCAAGGTTTCAACAATACAAGTAAGACTTTAACAATTAACACAACTGCACCTTTGGCATTCCAAGGTCCCTTGAATACTTCCATCTATGGTAGTCAGTTCAAACAATTGTTTACATTGATTAACAACTCTACTGGTCAGATTCTTGATTTTACTTATTCTGGCAATACTGCCAATATTACATCGGCAACTTCTGTAACATTTACTTCGCCTACTTATGGTGCTGTTTCAAACGTAACTGTTATTGCTGCCATGTATGTTGCTGGCGGTGATGCTTCTACCAATATTGTTAAAACAAAAACATTAGTTACTGGTAATACAACTTATGGTAGTACATCATTGAGTTCTGTTACTTCAAATACTTCTCTTGACCTTGTTAATGGACAAGCATATGTTTTGAATTCAGCAATTACTGCTAATGCCCCATTTTCATTGTATGTTACCGATGTTAAGAGAATTACTAAAATTATTGATACAGGTAGCACATCAGTAACCGCTTCTGGTCAATTGTTGTCCACATTTACCGACATTACAACATCATTTGCGTTAGATAATGGTCAACGAGATAGTCATTATGACTTTGCTCAGTTATCTTTATTGCCTGGTGTACCTGCACCTAAAGGTAACATTTTAGTTTGCTTCAACTACTATTCACATGGTGGTGGTGATGGTTACTTTAGTGTCAATTCTTACACAAATGAAACCTATTCTCAGATTCCTTTCTATACTGCTAAAGATGGTAACACTTATGCACTAAGAGATTGTATTGATTGGAGACCTTCAAAGGCCAATGGTACAACAGCATACTTTGGTGGTTGGGAATATAAGAATCCAGGTACTGCACAAAACATTTTAATTCCACAAAACAATACTAGTTACCAAAACCAGTATTCATATTATTTGGGAAGAAAAGATTTATTAGTTCTGACAAAAGATAGTCAGTTCAATATTATTCAAGGTACTCCATCAACTTCACCACAGTATCCATCACAACCAAATGGTTCATTGTTATTGGCCAATTTGAATATGGATCCGTATACTGCTTATGTACCAGGTGAAAATCCTGATGGCATTACACCTAACTTGTCTATTAACAAAGTATTGCATAAGCGTTGGGCTAAATCTGATATTACTGATTTACAAACACAAGTAAACAATTTAGAATACTATACAACATTAAATGCTTTAGAACAACAAGCATCTGGTCTACAAGTATCTGATGTTAATGGTGTAGCACGACCAAACTTTGGTATTTTAGTTGATGACTTCAATTCATTTGCCGCAGCAGATACAAACAATCCAAACTATGCCGCTAATATTAATATTAGAAAAGGCCAAATGGGTCCTGTTACTTCTGTAACTAATTTCCAATTACAGAATCCTGTTGTATTGGCATCGTTAGGTAGTTTAGCGACTACTGCTGTCAACACATATGCTATTAATAATATCAATGGTACTGCTACAAACATTTACACATTACCATACACAACTGCCAACTTGATTTCACAACCATTGGCAAGTAATACAATTAGTGTTAACCCATTCAGCGTAGTAACTTATCAAGGTTTTGCAACTCTGAATCCTCCAATGGATAATTGGGTTAATACAGTTGAAGTACCATCTATTCTTATTACTGACCCATCATTACAGTTTAATCAACAAGCTGGCGGTTTAAATTTAACCAATGGTGGTGACTTTGCTTCATTGCCAGGAACAACATCTGTTGTTTCATCTTCACAGACTGGCGTAGGTGCTTTAAGTGGAACAAACTCTACTTCAACACCATTACAACAAGGTGGTACAGCATCAAGCAGTTCATATGTTGCCGTACCTACACAAACTTATGTAAGTCAGATTGTTGGTTTGAATAATGCACAAACTTCAACCGCAACAAGTCCTGCTTTAGTATCAGCAGATGGTTATGTAACAAACAATGCTGTATTGCCTAACATCCGCCCGCAAGAGATTATTGTAAGAGCTGGCGGTATGTTGGTTAATACTCCTGTTTCTTGCTGGTTCGATGGTCAAAACGTAAATCAATACATGACAATGCCAAACACCATTGAATTGACTGGTGTTACTGGAACATTTAACGTAGATGATATTATTGGTTTCTATGAGTCCAATATTTCTACATTCTTCCCTATTGCTCGTGTAATTTCTGTATACAACTATCCAAATGGCACTTCTGTTCGTTTGTATGTTGCAACAATGATTCAAGTACCACAGACAGTTACAACAGCACAGTTACAAAATGCTTTCTTTAATATCAATGGAACATACCAAGGTTCTACTGCTGCTGGCACAGTAACATTCTCTGCCAATTCAATGCACTCAATCCATAACTCTGGTGTTGTTTCTGGTGTTGGTGGTAGTTTCACTTCTGCTTCAACAAGTACACCAACCAACATCTTTGCTTGTCAGACAGTAAGTAATTGGGCATCATTTACAAATACTTATGGTGTATGGGGCGACCAAAACAATGGTGGCTCTTATAGTACTACATTCCCATTCACACCAGCAAGCACAGGAACATATACAGTAACTTATGCTGGTGCTGATACAGTTAGTGGTTCAATCACAGTTGGTGGTACAACAATTAGTACCGGAACATTAGTTGCTGAAAGTACAAAGAGTACAACAATTAGTTTAACATCAGGCGTTGCTGCAAACGTTTCTTGGTCATTGACTAATTCTGGTTTGTATCAATACTATGCCGGTCCTGCCGTTGCTGTAACAATTACTGATCCAACAGGAAACATTGTTTGGAACTCCAGAACACCATCAGGATTAAGTTACGCTGCAATTGGTAGTGAATATTCAATGCCAGGCGGTGGCTCAATGTTTGTGGGTGCTACACAAGTACAATTAGATGCTAATGCCAATTCATCATCTAATAGTTACTACTATGGTGCAGCAATTTCAATTAAGACCACATACACTTATAACTACAACTATGGTGCAGTTTATTATCCACCTCCTCCACCATTCTCTGGTGACGGAGATAGTGCTAACGTAAATCGTTATAACACAGCGGTATCACAATACAATAATCAAATTGCTGCAAGTTCTAATCAGGCAAAAACATCTACGATTACATTGTCATCTACTGCTATCTACAATGCCAATATTACATCGTACAATGCTGTAACTAGAACTGTAACATTAGATAAAGGTGTTAACCTTTCTTTTGGTACAAATAGTATTTACGGCAATATGAATTCACAATACAATATTACAGGTAATGTGGGCTCTGTAGCTGCTGCAATTCATTCAGGTAATACAATTCCACAATTGTCTACTGATGAACATGGTCAATTTGTAGCAATCTTCAACGTACCTGGTTCTGTATTCTATACAGGTCAACGAGTATTCCGTATTGATAATCGTGTAATTCCAACACAACCTTCGTCTGCTACAACATATGCTGAAGCAACATTCTATGCTACTGGTCTACAAACAATCAACCAGAACTTGAACTATGCCGCTTCAGTTGATGCTTCTTCTACAACAATAACACAAACCAATAATCAAGGTTACAACATTGTTGCTCAGACACCAAACATTGATCCGTTGGCACAAACATTTATTATCAGTAAACAGAATTATCCAAATGGTGCTTTCTTAAACTCTGTTAATTTGTTCTTTGCTCCGTTTACAAGTAATACTGTGCCTAGTTCACCTGTTACTGTATCGATTGTTGGTACATTGAATGGTTATCCAAATGGTCAAACATTACCATACTCAACTGTAACATTGAACGCAAATCAGATTAATACTTCTTTGGCACCAAATAGTGCTAATGCTTCGACATATACAACATTTACATTCCCAGCACCAGTATACATTCAACCTGGTGTATTGTATGCCTTTGTTGTACAATCTAGTTCATCTGCTTATAACTTGTATTATGGCGAACAAAACAAAGTTGCTATTGCTTCTTCTGCCAATACAACCAGTTCTTCAATTGCAACTAAGATTGGTCAAGCACCATATGTTGGCGCTCTGTTTGAATCACAAAACTCCATTACATGGACTGCTGACCAAACTAAAGATTTGATGTTTACAATTAACCAATGTGTGTTTAATACTACAACTACACCACAGGTACAATTTGTAACACCGTTCAATCTGCCATATAGAAAATTAGGTCGTCAAGATATTTTACAAAAGTTGAGTGCAAACTCAGTACCAAACGTATACAGTTTGTATTCACCAAGTCAAGTAATGGATGCTTTCAATGTATCAACTACTGACTTTATTCCTTCTTCGACATCTATTAACTATGCTTATCAAACAACATTGTTGAATGGTAATGCTCAAACAGGCCTTACACCAGTAACACCTGGTCGTTTTGGTACACCAACACAAGATAACATTTATTTGAATGATGGTAATGGTGAGCGTGTATTGTTAAAGAACTCAAATACATCATTCCAATTATTTGCTACATTATCTTCAAACGATCCAAATGTAAGTCCAGTTATTTGTGATGATGGTTTATCATTGTATAACATCATCTATCACGTTAATAATATGGGTATTGATGGTAACATTATTACTGTGGCCAACACAGGCGCAAGTTATAATGCTAATACATTGTCTATTGTTATCACTTCAGGCATAACCAATTCTAATACAACAAACGATTTGGGTACAACAGATTTACCTGTATTCGGTTATACACAAAATACAACTACTGGCGGCATTACATCCATCTACACAACTTATCCAGGTTCTGGTTATTTGGTAACACCAACTATTACTGTATACGATCCAACAAGTCGTACAACATCTACAGCGAATGCTCAGATTGTTGTTGCTGGTGAAACATCTAAGAATGGTGGTAATGGATATGCCAAGTACTTCACCAAGAAAGTAGTCATGCCAGCAGGTAATGATTCTGGTGACCTTCGTGTATACATTGATGCTTACAGACCACCTAATACTCAAATCTATGTTTACTATAAAATTTTGAGTTCTGCTGATACACAAGTATTTGAGAATCAAAACTGGCAGTTAATGACCAATACATTGAACTATACAAACTATTCAACAAATAGAAATAGTATTATTGAATATGAGTATGCTCCTGGTATTAACAACTTGGCCAACAACAATATTTCTTATACAAGTACAAGTGGCATTAGTTACAATAACTTCATTCAGTTTGCTATCAAAGTTGTTATTACTACACCAGATAGAACTAATGTTCCATTCTTACAAGATATTCGTGCAGTAGCATTACCAGCAGGAACAGGAATTTAATATGTACGTTAAAGTAAAAGACGCTAATTTTATTAGAGACACTAACTCAATGGCTCTTATCAATACGGACCGTAAGGCAATTAATGATTACCAAGAAAAAGTCCGTATGGCAAAGATCCAAAAAGAAGAAATAAATAACATTAAATCTGAAATTGCTGACGTTAGAAATGATGTACAAGATATTAAGATGATGATAACAAAACTATTGGATAAAAATTTAAATGGCTAATACAGTATCCCTATTAAGTTACGCCAACACCTTCGGTGATTGGGTGGTTACAACCAATTTTTTGACACAACAAAATAATAATCTTGTAGCTAACAACTATGTTAAATCCACAGGAACATTGTATCTTAATGATCCAAGTCTAGGTTTACAGGTTGCTAACGGTGCCATTTTTGCTGGTGCCATGCAAGTACAAGGTCTTGGTTCTTCTGCTTCTATTCAAAATACATTATCGGTTGGCGGTTTAGCAACATTCTCAAATACTACACAAAGTATTACAACTTCAGGTCCTGTAACTGCTGGCGGTCAGTTATCTGCTACTGGTTCAGGTACAGGTTTATATGTTGCCAATAATGCCACAGTCAATGGTATTTTAACTGTCTCTCAAAATACTAACGTAACCGGTGCATTAACTGTTTTTGGTCCTACAAGTATAAGTGGTGTAACAGCAGTAAGTAATACATTCAGTACTACTGGTGCAGTCTCGTTTGGTTCTACTGGTGCATTTACAGGTAGTGTTACGGCACCATCGTTTATCGCTGGTACTAGCATGGCAACACAATTTTTGTCTGTTAGTAATCCTGCTGGTGCCACGGTTAACGGTTCTTCAATTATCACAGCCGCAACTTATAACACTTATGCTCCTTCACTTACTGGTCTTGGTGCTTCTGGTACATGGCCTATTAATATTACAGGTAACGCAGCGGGTAGTGCAAACTCAGCCACAAACGTAACTGGCGGAAGTGTATTTGCTGCTAACGTGACATCTACTGGTGCTGTAAGTGGTACGACAGGTACATTCTCAGGACAAATTCAACAGTATGGTGATATTGGTGTAACAGGAACTCCAAATATTGGTATTCGTGGATCTTCCGCAGGTGTCTTATCCTTTTATGACGTAAAAGATCCTGATTCTGGTATATACAACTACAGCATGAAAATGGATGGTGGATCCATAACTTTTGGTTATTCAACGACAAATTCTGCTTACGATTATGGCACAACTAAATTTACTTTTGATAGTGCCGGAAATCTCACGGCTGCTGCCAATATTACCGCCTATTCTGATGAACGATTAAAGAAAAATTGGAAAAATTTATCAACAAATTTTGTAGAACAATTATCTAAAGTCAAGAACGGTACCTATGACCGTATTGATGAAAATGTTACACAAGTCGGTGTATCCGCTCAATCCTTACAACAAGTCATGCCTGAAGCTGTAATGGAAGATAAAGAAGGTACATTATCGGTTGCTTATGGTAATGCCGCTTTGGCCGCAGTAGTTGAACTTTCTAAAGAAATCGTCAAATTAAGGGCCGAAATAAAGGAATTAAAGAAAAAGTAAGGTAGGCATTGACATAAATATCCAGTAGGATAATAAGAATATCAGGAAATTTAAATGCCAGCAGCCTATCAAAATCTCTATATAGAACAAGGTACTACATACTCAACATCAATTGTTATTGATGACGTATACAATGATCCATACAATTTGAGTGGTTATACAGCAGCCAGTCAAATTCGTTATTCTTATTACGCAGCAAATTCAACAGCAACATTTGCTACTGCTCTTAATGCCTCCTCTGGAACAATAACATTGTCTTTAAGTGCTGCTCAAACAGCCAATATTGCTCCAGGTCGATATGTGTTTGATACTATTATTACTGATGGTGTAGGAAATGTGACTAGAATTTTAGAAGGTATTGCTGAAATTTCTCCATCCGTTACGAGGTAATAAATGGGTCAAATAATTGGGACAGTAAATGTCCAAGTAGGGTCAGCAACAACACCCCGAATTAACTCTATCAGTTATGGTGGTAAAAACACCATTCTAGGTGCGGCTGACTTGAACGCAACAAATGCGATTAACTTAGACGTTATTACCTATCAAGCGAATACGAATTCTTTTGTATTATCTCCAGCTGGTCAAGCCATCACAAATATTGATGGAGGATTTTTCTAAGTGGCCAATACCTCAATACAAATCCTTCGTTCTTATACATCAAATGTTCCAGCAACACTACTTGATGGACAGATGGCGTATTCGTTTTTGGCGAATACACTATACATTGGTGATAAAAATAACGAGATTATTCCAATTGCTGGTGAATCTTACATTCTCAACCTTGTTCAGGTCAACCAAACACAGAACGTAGAGATTGCGGCTGCTTATGCTCAGGCCAATGCAGCCACCAATTCAGCACAGTATGCTTATACAAATAGTAATGCTTCTTATATTCAAGCCAATGCTGCTTTCTTACAAGCAAATCAGGCAAATCAATATGCCAATTCAGCATATGCTCAAGCCAATTTAACAAACACTTACGCTACTACGGCTTATGCTCAGGCAAACGCAGCAACTAATTCAGCACAAGCAGCCTTTACAGATGCTAATGCCGCTTTTATTCAAGCAAACGCAGCATTTTTACAAGCAAACATTACAAACACTTATGCTACTAGTGCATATGCTCAAGCCAATGCGGCTACTGCTTCTGCTCAAGCGGCTTTTATTGATGCTAACGCAGCATTTATTCAGTCCAACGCAGCATTTACACAAGCTAATGCAACTAATACACTAGCACAAGGCATTTATGTATTTGCCAATGCTACAAGTAACTTTGCTTATTCTGCATATGCACAGGCAAACGCAGCAACATTCTCTGCTCAAGCGGCATATAATAATGCTAACTCAGCAGTATCTCAGATTGCAGCCAATACGGCATATCAAGTAGGTGTTAATACTACACAGAATAACCAAATTATTGCTGTAAACACTTACGCAACTTCAGGTTACAATCAAGCAAATACTACTACTGCCAATTTGGCGGCTAATATTATTTACTTTCAATCTGTAACCAATACAATCAATGCTAACGTAGTTGCAGTAAATACATATGCCGCTTCTGCTTATAATCAAGCTAATTTAACTAACACTTATGCTACATCGGCATATGCTCAAGCAAATGCGGCTACCGCATCAGCACAATCTGGTTACAATCTTGCTAATACAGTTTCAACTACCGCTAATGCAGCTTATCTACAAGCCAATGCTGCAACTGTTTCAGCACAGTCTGGATATAATCTAGCCAATACTGTATCAACAACAGCAAATGCTGCCTACTTACAAGCCAATGCGGCAACTAATTCTGCTCAAGCGGCATACAATAATTCAAACAATGCTTTTGCTGCAGCAAATACCGCTTATTCGTATGCAGTTAGTGCTGGTAATCAAGCAAACATAACTGACACTTATGCTC